GGATTAATTAGATTTGGCTTGTGTGTACCTTGCTATTCTACAGGTCAGAACCCGTAGTGTCAACTTGATTTTTCATAATATTGAGCATTTCATTCATGTTGTTAAACACAACACTCATATCAACATTTGCGGGAAGTCCCATTGCGCGAGCAGACTCAATCATATTTTGCTTCATCTCAATCGCACTAGGATCATCAGACAGACTCAGACGAGTCCATACAATTTTCTGCTTATCAATCAATTTCTCTAGGAGATCGATGTGACGCAGTTTTTCTTCCGTGTCCATAGAGGGGAATTTAAATACGCTAGAGTATACTTCTTCCTGAAGTTCCTGGACTTCAGCAAGTTCTGCTCTAACGACTTCGGATTCAAAGAAACTCATTTACCCTACCGCAACCTCTCTAAGGATTTTTTTATAACGTGGTACATCAATATTTAGGAACGGAGAATACTTTTTCATTCTCATACTAACGGTTTCCCATACCGGATCTTGTAGATCATTGTCAAAGTTTTTTCGAAACTCTAGTATTCTATCAAGAATTACCATAGTTTCAATAGAGATATCCCCACCCAAATATTTCTTTAGGATAGTCGGGTGTCCAGACTTGCTTGAAAACAAATCATCCAACTTCTTTTCAGAAAGGAGTTGTTCAATCTCTCCCTTGAACATGTAAGACATTGATTGAGTTCTCTTCTTCCATGAAGTGTATCTAACTTCACCTTCGCGAATCAATTCTCCTATCCAAAGCTTACTTGGATCAGTGCAGGTGATAAAGTTAGATATGAAGAACTCAACTACTTCCTTATCGTCTTTTTTTCTGGCAAGTTTCTCAAACCAGAAACGATCTTTCCTTTTGTAGAATGATTGTACTGTAGCACGACTCTTACCACAATACTTGTGATAGTCATACTTCTCTTTCGTGAAGTGATTCTTCAACGAAAGATACTGCTTATAGGCATCAAATGGCATCATCAAAAAAGTAATATGGAAGATTTTTGCCGGAAAATTTTTTCCGATAAAAATGAAATCAAAGGGGCAATTTTGCGCGGGAACTTCTCTTCAGAAAATTAAGTTCTAATGCTTCGCATTTAATTTTTTCTTTAAGAGGTTTGGAGATCAGTTTGGGAACAGAGTCTAGATCAATACTATTCTTCTCGCAAAAATAAATGATAGCATCAATATAGCTCATATTATTTTCTCCATGCACAAGAGTCTCAATCTCTTGAGCAAATCGCGCAGGACAGAAGAATTTACTTTCTAATACCTTCTCTAGTTCATTCTCCATTCTCTGACCTAAGATTGTGAGATACAAATTCTTTAATGTAACGAACTAACAATTTAATATAGTCCCCTTTATTCCTTTTGTCAAATACTTTTACATCACCACCAGGAGTGACCATAATAGTAATGAGTTTTTTGACAGGGATACCAGTTAGTTCATAGTAAGCAGAAGCATAAAACATTTCTTGAACGAAATAGTTCTCCAACCACTTTTCAGGTTTGATTTTTCCTGATGTCTTGAAATCGATGACTGCAAGTTCTCCTTCATACTCTGCGATGCAGTCAACTCTACCCGCTAGACCAAGATACTCGGAGTACAGAGTCCTTTCTATAGCGTGTATATTATTTATCTTGTCCAGATATGGTAGGGCATGATGAAACATGAACTTGGTGAGAGGTTTGAATTGTTCCCAATCAATCTCCTGATTTTTCATGTACACCTCAACTGCCTCATGAAAATCAGTTCCACGGGAAGTTGCTTTTTTGGTGATACGGTTTGCCTCTTCAATACCAACTCGCTTACGCCAGTTAATAAAGATCTGTCGGTTATAAAAAGAAGTTACAGATGTAATAGAAGGCACCCAGTCTCCATTAGGTAAGTTATAGAGACGGATGCCAGTTGTTTCTTTCTTATTTAATTCAAGGTCACCGAGATAATTATGATGAACAAAATTCATTTCACATAGTTTCCATTTTGGCTAGCAGGCATTCCTTCACAAGTCCAGAGCGAACGATATCATTCACTCCAAATTCAACAATATCAACAGAGGGCATGACACGCAGGATCTTCATGAAGTCTGCGATACCATTTCTCTCAGCGGATTTAACAAGGTCAGTCTGGGTGGCATCACCACAGAACATGATCTTACTATTTTCACCTACACGAGTAATTATACTATCAAGTTCGTGATAATTCAAGTTCTGGATTTCATCCACGATGATGACAGCATTATCAAGGGTGGTTCCACGAATGAATGACGTAGACCAGAATGAGATAGTCCCTTGAGTTTTGAGGTTGCCATACAGCATTTCAAAGTCTGCGTCTGTGGGCATCTCAAACATGAACTTCACCATATTCTTATATGGAATCTGATAAAGAGATGACTTGTCTTCGTGGTCACCTGGCAAAAATCCAATCTCTCTAGTGGCAACAAGTGACCTTACAATGTAAATCTTTTCATACGGAGACTTCTCATCCAATACATCTTGAAGTGCGTTGTAGAGAGTGATGAACGTTTTACCTGTACCAGCACAACCATATGCCACAAGATTCTGGTTGTTTTCGTAGCAGCGGAAAAGTTCTTTTTGATTTTCTGTTAATGGTTCAATGGACCTCATTAGGTCCTTATTGATCGGTTTCTTTCTTTTCATGTGCTTGTTGCTCATCCCGAATGGAACGATTGGTGTAGGAGTTTTCTTCTTTGCAGGCATACTCTATAAAAAGTGAAGGGATTAACCGTAGTAGCGATTTTTACTGACCGTTGCACCTGGTTGTTTAGATGCACGATCTAAGACCTCATTCCATCCATTGGAATTGGCCTCACCAGTCCACTTAAATTCTGTAGACTGTCCCGCACATCCTTGTGACCAATCTCTATCCCATCCTGGGTTCTCTTCTTTCCACTCCGAGTATGCTTTCATAGTCATACTGAGTGTCTTCTTCTCTTTTGTTTCTAAATTAATAACAGGGTATGTTGGCATAGATCAATTGTTGGTGTAAATATTTATGAAACCCATTCCATTGCTTCAGCAACAGCAGGGAATTGTTTGCAGAAGATTTCTTTTGCACCTAATGCAAGATCCATATGTTCCTTCTGTGTACCATTTGCAGAACGCAAATCGATATAATGGATCCATGAACGAACTGAGCCTGTCATGTAGATTTTTGTGGGACACGCCAGAGGCAATACAAAACGAGCACACTCCTTTGCAATCGATGCATCAAGCATCTCTTTGTAGAGTTTCATTCCTTCTTCAAAGTGTTTTTGCATTTTGATTTGGAAGTCTTGACGGGTAAACGCATCAATATCATCAATAGAATTTTGACGATTCTTGGTGTCTTGTCTGCGTAGTTCAGGTAGAGGGATCTCCTCCGCGAGTAAGGAAGAATCAGCATAGCGTTGTGAAAATTCTTGATATGTGAAACTACGATGACGAAGCACTTGAGCTGCGATTCCTCTAGTAGTATTCAGCTCAAGCGTCATATATGCTTGCTCAAAGATACTCCAGTGCTGATGCTTTACACAATACTTGAGAAGACCAGAGAACTTCTCATTCTCCTGGTTGTTGGGGTTTGACACACGGGCACAGTATGCCATGTGCTTCTCTGCATCAGGAGTTGCGCTGATTAGTTTTACGTTGTTCTCGCTCATCAAGTGTCTCGTTAATAATGTCTTTTAGTTCTTGTCTTTCTAAATCAGTAAAGACATTTCGTTTTGGTATTACCAGTGGTGGATATGATCTCCTTGATTTTGACTTGCCATCACCAGGTAAACTCATACCCTGTGTATCTATCTTATCCATCGTCATCCTCAAATACTTCGTCATAGTCTAAGATGTAATTAGCAGAAGGATCATCAAAGTTTTCTTGCTTTGAAGTATATGCATCAGTATTGGAATATACCTCTGCTTCTAAAGCTTCAACAAGAAGTTTGAGATTTCTTACTATCAGTTTTAGTTTATCTCTTTCCATAAAAAATGGGAGGTTTCCCTCCCATCTTAACACTATTCAATTGATTTGACAATCACTTGGTGTAAGTGCGTCCACGATAGCAGAAAGTCCCGTGAGACTCTTTGCTTTCTACACAACGAGTAGAATACTCAACACCACGGTATGAGGTGTGAGAGATCTGTGCGTCGTGAACTGCAGATGCTTTGTTGATCTGCTTCTTGATCATGTTTAGTGTGTTCATTGTAGGTACTCCTAAAGTAGTTGGATTTTTAGGTCCGTTCCTTTAGTCGTTTGCGTCCCAATAGCACTCAGGTGTAGATTCCTTAATGGTCTCTACCAACTCAATCTTAACTTGATTGCTAACATTTTCGTTGCTCAACATCCGTAGCATAATTGCATCGGCGTCTTGACAATTGAGTGATGAATATAAAAGAAATTCAATCATGGGATGAACGGCTCCGTTCCGCGACTTACTTGCGTCCCACCCAAGAGTGGGATGAACGTCAGGTCTTATTATAGACCTCATATCTTATTTAGTCAAGTGTCTTCGTATCAAC